ACGTCGGTTGGATACCGTGATTCATTCGCCCACAGGAATTGCAAGCCGGGGATCGCCGGGAATACCGGGCCGTTGCGCGCCGGGTCGGAGGCGATGGAAATGTGGGTCACGGCATCGACATAGGTGAACTTGATATATTTCATGAGTGGCTCCGGGGAAGGATAACGCGGGTTAAATTGGCGCTGACTTTGCTGCCGCGCTTGCGCAAGGCACGGGCTAGACGCTTACGCTCCCGCCAGGCATTCGCATGGCGCATCAGGCCAAAGTAACTGTTGGCCGTGGCCTGCACTTTGCGAGGATCGGCATTGCGATAAAACGCCTGAATCTTGAAATGGGCATTGCTCAGAGTGGATCGGCGCACATACCGGGCGTAAGGGCGGGAAACGTAGCCCAGGAAGTTGATGCCGCGCTCGATCAGGTTGATTTCCGTCTTGTTCGGGTGAAGCCTCAGCGCCAGGTGCTCGACCAGGTAATCATTCATGCTCCGCGCCGCCTGGTACAGCGCCGAACTGTCGTGTCCGAGCATCACGATGTCATCCACGTAGCGGACAAACTGCCTGGCCTTCAACTGGTGCTTGGCGAACTGGTCGAGCGGATCAAGATAGACGTTGGCAAAGAACTGGCTGCTCAGATTGCCAATCGGCAGACCACTGCCATCGGCATTGAACAGGCTCTTGTGCGGCGGAACCTTGCGCATCAGCGCCGCAGGACTGCGCACCTGAACATTGGTTGTCGGGTTATGGTGCAGGACACGCCGGCATAGTTCCATCCACCACGGCTCAATGATGAGTCTGGCAAGTAGCCTGTCCAGAATGGCCTTGTCGATGCTGACAAAGAAGTTCGCCACATCCACCTTGAGATAGAAGGTGGGGATGCTGTAGTTCTGGCTGGCCGAGCGCATCATGTGTTCCAGACGATCCACCGCGCGCAGCGCACCCTTTCCGGGGATGCAAGCAAAGCTGTCGCTGATGAATCGGCGGTAGAACCGTTCGCTCACCCGGTTGTAAAGCAGATGATGGACGATGCGATCACGGAAGTCCGCCGCCCACACTTCACGAACCTTGGGATACTCGACTACAAAGCAGATGGACTGGCCGGGCTGATATTTACCGGAGTGCAGTTCGTAGTACAAATCCATCATGTTGCGTTCCATGCGTTCTTCAAAAGCCAGGGCGTTGAAGGTGTTCCGCTTGGTCTTGCGACAATCAAAGTACGCCTGGAAAAGCTCCGAAACAGTCACATCACACTGCATGTTCTCCATTGTTTTCTCTCGCCTGACAGCCCTCACATAGTTGGCATTCGTCTTATTGTTGTTGTTCTGGTTGCCAGGGTTCGACGAGTTCCAGTTCTGGTTCCACGCGTTCGTCGTGGAATACTCCGACGCTGACCAGTAGTTGTACGAGCCGTAGTTTGACCATGCACTCACACGTCGCCGCGCAGTGCATACCACGCGGAAACTGGCATCGCCCTTTCGCTGCTGAATCACAGCGGGCATGATCCCGATAGATCGGTCGCTGATGGAAACCATAGCTCTCATCACTCTGCCGACAATGGTTTGACAGTTTTCAGCCAGCCTTGTGCCTGACGTGCCACGCTGTCCGTTAAAGCAACTGTCTCGGAAAACTGTTTGATGCTCATGAGGCGCATATCCTTTGAAAGCCTCACAAGCAACTCGACAACTTGCATTCGTTCAAGAATCAAAGTCACATACTTGGCTCTCTCGCCCTTGTACGAGTTGGCCTTGTAGATGAACACGATCAAATCAACGACCTCATCGCGCAACTTGATCGCCAGCGAGTGTTTGTAGTCTCGCGGGAAATCCTTGGTCACGCGAGTGACCTGCTGCAAAAGCTCGTAGGTCACTTTGTAGATCGGCAGATGTTGGTATTGCGCCATGAAATATGAAAAGCAAAGGATTGAAGGATTAAATAATTGATCGCCTGACAGCCCTCACATAGATGGCATACGTCTTAACGTTGACGTCCTGGACGCCAGGGTACGACGAGTACCAGACCTGGTACCACGCGTACGTCGTGGAATACTCCGACGCTGACCAGTAGATGTACGAGCCGTAGGCAAAGGCTTCCGATTCGCTCGTCCTGAAGTTCTTTCCGGCTGCAACTTGCGCAGGGGTTCCGGCGATGTAAGCAGCACCGGTTGGGCTGCTGTTGTTGTTCAGCCCGTGCGTGTTGGCCGTGTCGCCGTTCGACCCCAGGTTGGCGTAATTGGGTGTTGCGCCGGTCGCTCGGTCTGCCACGACGTAGTTGGCATCTGCCGTGGGTTTGAGATTGCGCCAAGCCAGTTCCAATTCATCACGCGCCGGAAGATACCAGTCTGTCTTGCCGCCGATATTTAGGCCGGTGCAGAACCATGCTGCCGGGTAGGTCGTGGCATCGCCAGCGGCAACCATCGCCAAAGTCGCGGCGCGGCCTTCTGTGAGTGTGCCGCAGGCAGCGGGCGCAGCAGTGTTGGCGTTCTTGTAGGTTTTGCTGGTACTTTCGCCGCTGGACTTGGGCGCGACGATGACGCGGTATTGCGCCATGATCGACCAGTCGGTAAAGGTGCCCGAACCGCCAACGCTGGTGACGTTAATGGTCAGCGTAGTACCGACCGCATTGGAAACGGTGCCGATCATCTTGTTGGCCGGATTGGCACGGCTGCGGACTTCGAGCGCCTGTCCGAGATAGCAAACAGGCGTTGTGACCATGCTGGCAACAGTGAAGGCTTTACTACCCGTGCCGATAGCAATGCTGGTGGCAGACTCGATCAGTTCATTCCAGATCAGGCCGGTATAGAACCCGCCCTCAAAGGCATCGCCAAAATTGGCCGGCGTAGCTGTTGGCGTAGCAATCACGTCGACAAACGATGCCTTTGTCGTGAAAGTGGTGGCCGTCGACCAGTCCGAGTACGTTCCCCGGCTATTCTTGTAGCGAATGCGCCAGTAATAGGTGGTGCTGACGCTCAACTGACCGGCAGGCAAGGTAAAGCTGGTGCTTGCCGCCTGATCACCGGAGGAATAGAGCGGGGCTGCAAAGCTGCTGCTGGTACTGACCTGCACCTGGGTATTGGCATGAGTCGCACCATAGTTGCTGTAGAACGCGCTGCCGGTAAGGGTGGGCGTCTCGGTCTGGCCTGTTGCCGTATCGGCAGGGCTGGTATTGGTGGGGGTGATGATCTCAGCGCCGATGTTGGCCTTGAGGTTCGCCCAGGTAAGTTTTTTCAGGCCGTTGCTGGCTGCGCTATCGATCAGGGGCAATTCGTCGGCGTCGACCGGTGTGGTCTTGGTAGTGGCGGCATGAGTGATCGCGGCGAGGCTGGTGGCATCGACCGAGCCGGCGGTCCCTGTATCCCCCTTATCGCCCGTCGGTGTGAAGTCGAACAGCAGGGCATCGCCATTCGTAAATGGGCTGGCGGCGCTATATGCGACACATGCCACCGTCACGTTCTTGTAGCCGGATGGTGATGCCAGCGAAGTGATCGAGAACACCAGCCACTTCGTCGCGGTAGTCGCATGACGCAGTGTGATGTAGCCTTTGTTGGTCGAAGTCGAGTCATCAATCAGTGCCAGCACGCCTGAATAATCTGAAGTGTCGCTGCCAAGAAGGTCTGCACGAATCGTTGTTGCCGTATTCTGTGTCGCGTTGTCAAGTCGTAGATAGCCCGCACCGGGATCAGCGTCAGCGGTCGTGGTGCTGAAAGTATATTGCAGCGACACGGCACCGCCAGCCGCCAGTGCTGTCATCGCAGCAAGCAAAGCCGTTTCCTCTGTGACGTGCGTCGCAAGCCACGCGATCAGCGCATCCATGCGCGCCGCGAATGTCGTCGGATCAAGCGAAGATGGTGCGGTCGGTGGCGCAGTTAGTGACATGATTAGATTTCCTCAAGTTCAAGATTGCAAACGGCGACGCTGGCGTTCGCTGCATTGATCGTGAATCGTTTGTACACGCCCAAGATCAGCATCATACCGAAGAATTCGCTGCTGCTATCTTCGACTGCTGTCCATAGCGCCGGAACAGCGTTCAACGCGCTGCGAATCGCATACACATAATCGATGCGCGTCTTGTCAAGCATCAACGTCTGCGAAGTCTTCGGAACGCTTCGACGCTTCACCAGCGTCGCTGTGCCATAGATGTCGCGATCGACCGTCGAAAAGTTGATTGCGTCTGACTCTGCTGTGAATTGAACTTCGCCAATGTCAGCATATGTGCCGACGACGATGCCGCTGCATTTGCAATTTGCCACAGACGACGTGACGATCACCTTGACGACGCAATCGCTATAAGGCGGGATGTCGAATTCAACAACGCCGGGGCGCGTCGCGAACGGCGCGAAGGCATACATGTAATGGTCAAGAACTTGACGCGTCGTCAGATTCGTCATGTCGCCTGTCACTGCTGATCCGTCGCTGTTCGTTGTCGACCAATACGTCGGCGAACTTGCTGGCGTGTGCGCGATGTTGTCGTCAGCCAGCGATCGATACATCGTGCCGCCTGACGTGTTGACGCATTCGTTCAGCGCATAGGTTCGCGTCGCGTCGTAAGGCAAAGGCCAGATAATGCCAGCATATGTCGTGCCTTCTGTCGTCGCCAAGAACGCTGCGCTTGTCACCTTGATCGATAGCCATTGACCCTCAAGACCAAGCGCGGCGACTGCGTTGATTCGTTCGCCGGGAGCGACTTCGACCGTCAGCGGCGACGCGATCACAGTCTGCGTGTTGCGCGACAGATCAAGCATCGCCCATTTGTTCGTCGGGCCAATGTCGATCCAATAAGAATTTTCTGTTTCAGGCGGCACAGGAACAGCATGATTCAAGTTCCCTGCTTGCAACGATTCATAGACGCGATGATATGCAGCCGACGACACAGTGTCGCCAGCAGCGTATGTCGTCGCACCACTCCAAGCGGTTTCAGTCGAACCGAACTGTCGCCAATAGGTCGGGTTCGTCGTTGGGTTTTTGTTCGAATGCGACCCTGCATAGATCGATTCATAACACGCGAACGACGCAGCGATCTTGACGATCGCACCAAGCGCGTAAGTCGTTCCAGAATCCCATTCGGTCGGCACGATCGGCTCGACAGCAGTCGAACTTGTCAGCTTCGCGTCGTCGATGGTAACAGGGACAGTGACTTTCATGGCACTGCGACCTCGACTTGTATGCGATCGCCCTTCGGCGACAGACGCGAAAGAATGTCTGCTGTGTCTTTTGTTGCGCGCTGCACTGCAACGAAGTCACGACGAAGCGCTGCGATTTCGTCTGCTGTCGACGCCCCTGCGTCTTGCGACAGCATGCGTCGCGATTCTGCTGCATTGACGATCTGACTTGGCGACGTGTATTCAAGTTCCGGCCCTCGTTCGCCGACGACACGCCAGCCGCCGCGATGAAGACCACCACTTGCGAATCCTTTAATTCCTAACGCCTCTGCTGTCGCGTGACTGTCGATGCCAGAATATCCAAGTTCGGAAAGCACAGTGTTCAGGCTTGACGGCGACACGCGCAATTGCTTCGCGTTGTTGATAATCGCTGTCGCAAGCGCTGGCATGTTCCATTCACCGCGCGCAACAGACGACAATGCTGATTCTGTCACCGACTTCAGCGCTGCATATGTCGCCACTTGTCCGGCCGGATTTGTCACTGTTTCAGCCGATCTGTTGATCACTGTGCGATCCGACCCGCGATATATGTCGCCGTTCCATGTGTCTGTCGCTGGCGGCGCAACAGGCGTTCTGATCTGACCGATCAATCCATTAACATATGAAATAAACGCCGCCATCGATCCAGACATGCCGCCGACGTTCGCTGTGAATGTTTGCGTGAACGTCAGCAGCGAAGTTCCTGTCAAGCCAAGCTGCGTCCCTAACAGTTCTGCCTTCAGCGTTGCGACGCCAAGCTTCGTGTCTGCACCAAGCAGCGTCGCCGTGAATGCTGTTGCTTGCGTTCCCGACAATCCTAGCGCCGTCGTCAGCGTTTCCGCTTGCGTTGATGTCAGCACAAACTTATCACCAGCCGCCGTCGCTGCTGTCGCGAACGCTGTCGCTTCTGCGCCTGTCAGACCAAGCTGCGTCGCCAACAGCGCTGCCTCTGCTGACGTTAGCCCTAGCGCCGTCGCCGTGTCGCCGCCTGCTGCGGTGACTGCTGAATTCGCGCGCCCTAATTCGCCAAGCGACACGATCAACGTCGCCATCGACACCGACGATTGAAGCGTCAGACCTGTCGTCAGCTTCATCGCTGTCGTCCAATCAGTCTGCGCTGTGTTCGCTTCAGCGATTGCTGCGTTGTAATTGTCAAGCAGTTCAATCCCGCTGATCTGCGCTTCTGTCGTTCGCGTCGTTGACAGTCCGACTGCTTCCATGATCAGACCAAGATCGACGACGCGAAGTCGCGCTGCTGCAAGCGCTTCATCGAAGTCTTGCGCAGCAGTCTTCGCAGACGACACTTCAGGCGTTAGCTTTGCCTTCACGCTTTCAAGTGTTGCGCGAACGAAGCCTTCACTGCGCAAATAATCTGATCGACTTGTGCTTGTCGCTTCTGCCGACTTCAGCACAGACTTCGCGATGTTGATGATGCTACCTTGTGCGTCTACGTCGCCGCCTTTCGCCAACACTGCTGTCGTCGACAGCAACGCCTTCAGCGAACCAAGCGACTGCGATGGCGTCAGCGTCGCAAGAAAGTCGTCTATGCTTTTTGTGAACTTATCCAAGTCAGCCGCCGCTTGCTTCAGCATGTTGCTGACGGTATCTTGCGCATCGAAATATGCCGCGCTGATTGCGTTCTGCGATGCTGTCACTGCCTTTTCTGCTTCGATCACACGCTTGCCGAATTCGCGAATCTGATCGCTGATCGACGCAAGCGCTGCCTTGACATCAAGGCGCGCTGCTTGAAGATTCGCAGCAGACGCATTCGCTGCTTCTGTGACAAGCTGAAGCGCGCCGCGCAGATTCGTCATTGACGCAAGCGTCGCTTGCCCTGCTTCGGTCGTCAGATCAAGCCCTGCTGCCATTGCCCTGAACGCGTCGATCGTGTTCGGCAAGTTCGCGTCTGCCAGTGCCTTCTGCGCGTCTGCCAGCTTTTCTGTTTCAGTCTTCAGCGTTTCGATCAGACCCTTCTGCGCTGCGACTGCTGTCATGTAGTCTGTCAGCTTTTTGAAGCTTTCAACTGTCGGCTCAATGGCGTCAATAAATGCAGTCGTGGCGGCATCGAACTTGGTTGCTTTCAATGCGCCAAGCAACGCTTCGCGGGTCGACTGTTCTATTGCTGCTTGAAGCTCGGCGTCCGAGCGACCGACATTCTCATACTGCCCGCCGGCGCGCCGATCATAAACCGACTTGCCGTCAATGCTGGCGGCGATCTGCAATTGAGTCAGAGCCGTTCCTTGCGGGTCAGCACTGATGAAAGCTTGCCCGCCGAACTTGCCGGCCTTGCCGCCAAGCAGCGAAGCGTATTGGTTATAAGTCGTTCCGATGCCGAGCAGCAACTTGTCGGTGACTGGATCGTTTGCGCCATGGGTGTAGCCAGCGTCTGTGTAGCCGCCAAAGGAGGTCACGCCCTCCGTCTTAGGCCCGCCGCCTTTGCCGCCAAACATCGCCCACGCCGCCATGACAGCAAGGGCGATCCAGCCAACAACAGGAATGGCGGACAGTACGGTCGACACCATGCCTGTAATGCCGGTGCCTGCCGCCGAAGCAACACCCCATGACTCGGCGTTGGCAGCGATCAGTGTGGCAATACCATCACCGCCCATTGCTTGAGCAGCGTTGGCGGCGATCATCGAACCCGCGGTTGCGCCAACTGCCGAACCAACGCCGCTTCCCACTGCGCTACCTACAGCACTCGCGCCAAACGCGCTTGTGGCGGCGCCTACACCCGCCAAGCTGACCGTTGCTTGTATGATCCACTTCTGCACCGTCATTTGGTACAGCAGCGCATACAGTCCATTTTTCAGCGCGTCTTTCAAGCGATCGAATGCCGACTTGCCCGATTGGAAGATGCTGACAAATGTCTGCTTCGCAACATCATCGACTGACTTCCAGATTTCGCCTTGCGCTTTGATTTCTTCTGCTGCGCGCGTCGCAACATCAGCATCGACCAGCAAGCCATTGCGTTCGCCAAGCAGTCGATTCTGCTCTTCAAGGATTAAGATTTCAGCCGCGCCAGCATCTTCAAGTCGAAGCTGTGCAATTGCTTGATTGTTCAGCGCGATGGTCGCGTTGTTGCGCGTGACGTTCAGTTCAAGCAGTTGCGCGTCAGTCAGCCCGATCTGCTGATTTGCTTCGCGCATCGTCTTGTTTTCTTTTTCAAGCGCGACCACCTTGTCGATCGATTCGTCGTTGTGCGCCTTGATCGCCTTCGTGTAGCGATCATTCGCCAGCCGCGACTGTTCAGTCAGAAGATAATCTTCAAGCATCAGCGCAAGCTTCTTGCGTTGTTCGTTCGTGAAGTCTTTCGTCGCCACTACCCAATCGCCCATGAACTTCGCTGCAAACTTTTCGCCGTCAGTCAGCGGTCGCAGCGCGTCAAGTTCAGCGTGTTCAAGCGAAGTCTTTTCGCGCAGCGCTTTTGCCATCGCTTCATATTTCGCCAGCGTCGCTGTCGCTGTGCCGTCGTATTTGATTTCTTCTTTCGCTTCTTCTTTCTTGACCACGACGCCGCGCTTCTGCGCTTCGATCAACGCTTCGCGCTGTGTCGTCAGTTGCTTCAGCAGCGCGACTTGCTGTTCAAGCTGTTCTGCTTTCGTGCCGCCGACAAGATCGTTCAGCCAACCTTGCTTCGTGCCTTTTTCTTTTTCAAGCTTCGCGATCGATGTCGTCAGCGCCGCGATGCGGTCGTCAAGCAGTTCAACTGTCAGCGCTGCGTCGTGCGCCATGACGAACTCTGCGAACACGCCACCAAGACCGACCCACAGCGCCATCAGTGCGCCAGATTCTTTCTTTGCCTGAATCATTGCCTTGACGACGTTGTTCATCGGCTCGACAAGATCAGTCGCAAGCGCGATGCCAAGCGCTGTCGCTGACGACTTCAGTCGCGTCAAATTGTCGTTGAAGATTTCTGCCTTCTTTGCCAAGTCAGCAGAAATGATCAAGCCAAGCGACTGCGCTTCGTCTGCCATGCGCTTCAGACCGACTGCGCCTTCGTTAAGCATAGGAATCCATACGTCGCCCGACTTGCCGAACAGCTTCGTCGCGACTGTCGTCTTCCCGATGCCGTCTGATGCGCGTTCGAATCGTGTCGCGATTTCTTTGACGATCTGATCAGCAGTCTTGATGCGACCGCCTTCTGCATGAACAGAAATGCCAAGCGCTTTGAATGCGTCTTGCGCTTCGCCAGTGCCGCGCGCGGTTTCTGCGATGTTGACAGACAGCTTCTTCAGACCTTTTGCTAGGTCTTCATTCGACACGTCTGCAAGCTTGCCAGCGTATTGCAGCGCAGACAGCGATTCGACTGCGACGCCGACGCGCTGACTTAGTTTGTTCAGGTGATCTGCTGCGTCGATCGCTCCCTTGACGATCGCTGCGAACCCTGCGATCGACACGCCGACGCCCAACCCTGCCAGCGCATGCTTCGCTGACGACACTGCCTTTTCAATGCCAGACATCGCGCCTGTGACTGACGCCTTCGCTTGCGCCATGTCTTGCGCAAGACGCGCCATGTTCGCCAGCAGTTGGATTTCAAGTGTGCCAGCGATCATAACTTCGCCAACCCTTCTACCGCCGATTGCATGCGACGTGCCATGATTGCATGCGGTGCGACGATGTAGGGTGCATCAGACCACGGCGCTGCACAGTCATGCTCGGCTGCGCGCTGCGCTTCAGAAAGATATTCGATCGACAACTGGCGCATGAATCTGGCTTCCCAAGTTTGCAGTTCGATGCCTGTGTTGCTTTGCCATGCTGCGATTTCTTGATGCGTGATCGGCGATTCACCCATCCCTGACTGCATCGTCGGCCCGACTTCGAACAGATATGTCACAACATGCAAGCAGTCGCATGGCGGCATTTCCAGTTCGTGCAAACCGTCTTCCTTGAACTGCGCCCGACGCGTTAATTCTTTCTTCTTTGACTTGTCGCCGTCGCGCTTGTTCGGCGCAGTGTTCAGCCACGCCGAATGTCGCACGAACAGACTTAGGTCTTGGTACTGCCCTTCGTAAAATTTGACCAGTCACCCAAGAACTTGTTCACTTGCTCGGCAACGAAGCCGATCGACAAGTCGGAATAGACGGCATGCGCAAGCGCGTCGCCTTGCAGTTCGTCATATTCCATGTTCTCGAATGACGCTGTGCAGTCAGTCAGGAAGTCAGCGACTTCTGCCGCCTTTTGTTCTGCTGTCTGTTCAGTCTTGCCCTTGCGCTTCAGCTTGTCGATCATGCGATTTTGCTGCGCTGCTTGCGCTTTCGCATACTGCTTCGAACCGGGACCGTGAAGATTGACGGCGATCGGCTTCAGCTTCGCATCGTCAGCGAACATCAGTTCATCGTTGGCGTCGCGCAAGTGCAAGCGCGCGCCGGGATCAACAGCATATTTTCGAACGTCAGACATTGTTTTCCCTTTCGCGGGTGGTTGATGCACGTCGCGACGCCGCGCTTCCCGCGAAGGAAGACACGACGCCGCTAGTGCAGGTTATGGGCATGACGCCCGAATTACACTTGTGCGACGATCACAGGCGCGCGACGCAGCGCGAATTCGACTGCGATCTTCAGAACGTCATTGACGCTGCCGTCTTGATATTCATATTTCGCGACAAGCACGTCAAGATAGTGAACCGACGTGTCTGGATATGCGATCTTGACACTGTATGCCGCCGTCGATTCCGACGCCGCTTTGACGATCACTTGCCCTGCGTTGACAGGAACGTGACCGAGCATCAGCGACATTGTGCCGTAGTTCTTCGAACCCTTGACCTTGGCGACGACAGCAGTGTCGACAGGCGTGAATTCGGTCACGGCGGCAGTGACGCCATAATTGCCGAAGCTTTCGATTTCGCCAACGTCAGTGTAGACCATTGCTGTCGCGCCATAGCCAGCCGCGTCATAGGTTGCCGGAATGCTGGCGCTGATCGAAAGTGTCGCGCCCGACAGTGAGTTGATTACCGTTCTTTGCGTCATGATAAGTTCCTTTCAAACGCCACCGAGGGCGGGTTATGGGTCAATGTAAAGCTTTTGCTTCGCCTAATAGCATACCATTTCATCGTGCGAAGCGAACGACAAAATCTTGCGACTGTTCATAGATCACAGAATCAGCATCGAACACGTCAGGCCCTTCCAAGTCAGGCAACAGACTGTCGCAGTCGATGCTGTTGACTGTCGCATGCGTGTTCGGCAGTGCAGCGCGAATCAGATTCATGATCGACTTCTGTGTCGCGTATGTCGTCGCGAACGCTGTGACTTGAATTCGTTCTGTGACATAGCGCTTCGTTTCGGTCATGGCGACAGTGTTGCGCTGAACGCCACTGATCTGCGTGATCGCGATCGCTGGCATCGTCGTCTTCACAGGCAAGACGCCAGCCATGATGCGCGCTGCTGGCACGACTGCTGTCAGCCCTGAATTGTTCGCCAACAGATAGCGCACGACTGCGACGCCTGACATCATTCATCCCCTTCAAGCAACACGTCAGCAGCATCGAAGCCAAGCTTCTTTGTCGATAGACGCTTCTTGATATATTCACCGACGATCATCACTGACGCCTGTGCGTTCTTGTCAAGCGCTGGTCGCATGAACGGATGCGGCTTCATGCCGGGATGTTCGACTTGTCGATAAACATGACCACCGACGACAAGACCGCGACTGTCTTTCGCTTTGATCGTGTGCGCCCTTGCGCCTGTGTATTCGTGCCAGTATGCAATGAAGCCATGCTTCCCACCAGCGCGAACGCGCGCAACGATTGCACCATTCTTGACGACCGTCGAAAGCTTCAGCCCTTCTGCCATTAGTCCGGTATCTTTCGGCGCGTTCAGACGCGCGTCGTCCAGAATCGGCTGCATGCCGCGACGCAGCGCAGTTCGCATGATCTTTTTTTCAAGTTCGACAGGCACTTGATCAAGCATCTTTTGAAGCGCTGCAAGCCCTTTGACATGAACAAATTCTGTCATGATGAAGACCTTTCGACCATGACTTCGATGCCTTCTTTCTTTCCGATTTCTGCGACGCCGCTGACGATGCGATAGACGACAGCAGTCGGGCGCATGATCACCAGCCGCATCGACGAATCGATGTCGCGCCGAAAGCGCATGCGAACGCGTGATCGCGTGACGTTCATCGACAGATCGTTCGCTGTGAATTCTGTCTTGCTTGGCAGTTCGTCTTGAATCTGACACCACACTGTCTCCAGAACGACCCACGTCACGACTTCTGTGCCATAGGTTGCATCAGTCGAAACCGACTTCTGTTCGATGCGACAGCGCGTGTCAAGCGATCCGATGTTCATGGCGCGATCCAGACGCATTGATTGATAGTTGTCGGCATGACGTGCAAGCCGCGACTGACGATTGCTGCTTCGACGCCCGGACATTCTGCGAACTGATAGTCGTCGAAGACGATCATGCCTTTCGCGACCATGCGCGGCATCAGCCAGTCGATAGCAGCAGTCGTGCTTCGCTGATAATCGAAGTCGACATGCGCGAACGCGAATCGATCTTCAGCGCTGCCGTCGTCTGTCGATTCAGGGAACACGCCGACGATCAGCTTCACGTTGTCAGGCATGTCGAAGTGCAGCCTGTGCAGATTGATGTCTGCGAACTTGCCAGACGGAAGCACGTCGTTCACGTTGCGCATGCTGTCAGGCAAGCCAGTGAATGTGTCGAAGCCATAGCACAGACGATCTGGACAAAATTCTGCCATCGTGCGCAGTGTGCCGCCTTGATAGACGCCGAATTCTGCGATCGCGCCTTCGACGTGCCGTTGCCCTTCAAGCAGCATCATCAGCATGTCAAGCTTCGATCCTTTGATCAGACTGTTCATATGCGCCCCATAAAGTCAGCGATCGACAGCAGCGCTGCATCGATGTCGATCGTCTTGTCGTGCTGACATTCGTTCGTCCAGCACCCGCAAGGCGTGATCGGTTCGATTGCAAGCCACGGCGTCAGCGTCGCGCCATAAGAAAATGACTTTGCGCTTTCATAACCACCGAACACGCAGATCGACTTCGTGCCGACTGCTTGCGCCATGATCGTCATGAATCCCGGCGAACAGAACACCAGCGCTGCCATGCTGACAAGCGCTGCGATCGTTTCGACATTCAGTTCGCCATGATTGAACGTCGCATCAGCGTCGCACGTTTCGCCGACGATCCATTCTTCGTCGTCTTTGATGTCAGCGACAGACACGACGAAATAATGATCGCGCAGCGACTTGAAGATCGTCGCATAAGCCGCGTGATCAGGATTGCGCGCAGCCACGCCGCGCATGCCATGACGTTCGATCAGCGGTCTGAAGATCATGATCGGCTTCGTCGTCTTGAACTTCTTCGCGACTGCGTTCGCAGCCTTCAGCCACGACGGATCGATCGACATTCTGAAGTCACCGATCGGAACGCCGCACGACCTCGCCAGCGCACCAAGCACTGAACCGCGTTCGCTACCGTCGCCGAAGAAATAGCCGCATGATCTGACGCGCGCGTTCGGCGGCGGCAGTTCTGTCGTGTATAGATGCGCGTTCCGCTGTTCGTTCGACCGCAAGGTTCGCATTGTCGTCGCAGTCGGCAGAAGACGAATGTCAGGCATGTCGTGATATATCTGCGGATATGGCGTCTTCAGCCAGACGCTATATCGCTGCGCCAGTTCGCGCACGATCGCGCGCTGATGAATGCTGTCACCTAGACCTAGCATGCCATCGACGACAAGCGGCAAGCGCGGCATGCCAGTGACTTCGACGCCTATCGCTGCAAGATCATTGACAACACAGTCAAGCGCGACAGACAGCAGCGGCAGCGTTTCAGGAGCAGTCTTCGCCAGCGGCGCAGGGTGATCGCTGTGCCAATGTCCCGGCGTGAAGTCGATGCCGAACAGAATGATTCGTTTCGCGCCAGCAGCAGCAGCAAGTCTGATCGCCATGATTCCCGAATTCTTCAGATCGACGACGTGTCCCGGCCCGATCGTGACGCGTTCTTCTGGCATGCGAACATGCAGCGCATCGACTTCGCCGTCTTGACCGCTGATCTTCAATCCGCGAAAGTTCTGCGCTTCAGGGTTCTGCTGCCACCATGCCAGATCATGCGCGAACAGAATGTCAGCGTCAGGCGCAAGCCTCCAAGTCGAATTGATCACGATGCGCGGCATATTTCGAACCTTGTCAGCAACAGCGCGTGACATCGACGGACTACTGCCAAGAACGACGACAGTCTTCCCGTCGAATATCTGCGGCACGTCGAACGCTGTCGTCATGTCACGCGCCCTGTGACGCGTTCTGCGTCAAGCAGTGAATCGACCCACTGCTGCGGCAGTTCAGCGAAGCGCAAACCTTCGACGAATTGGTCGCGCTTTTCATACATCGTTCCAATGCGCATCAGCATCCAATGCTTGATGCTTGCGGGAACTGCTGACGCTGCGCCATAGCCAGCGATCGCGCGCACCTTGACTGCATTCGCCTGAACGCGAACAGAAGGCCATGACACGCCATATGCAGCAGTGATTCGCGACGGTCTGCTGACGATGTCGACAGCGTATTGATCAGCAGCAAGCGTCTGCGTCGCGCCGTCTGTGTCGACGTATGTGATCGCGCTGACTGACTGAAGCGGCGGCAGATAAATCGCGCGATCTGACATCTGTGAATTCGCATATCGCGGGAAGTCTTCGAAATATGCGTCGATCGTCTGCGTGATCAGATAGCGATGCAGTTCGACTTCTGCATGCTGACGCGCAGCTTTGATCATCATCGTCAGCACAGGATCGCTGGTCGTGTTCGTCGTCGGCGCGCCAGCGCCAAGCGAACTGTCTGCGATGTTGTCAGTGTACGTCGTCGCTGTGTTGTTGCTGATCGTCGCAAGCAGCATGTATGTCGATCCACCCGCTGCTGTTCGATACAGCTTGCGCGCTGTTACAGACGCGCCACCAAGCGGGATGCCTGTCACTGACACTTGACCATTGGTCGTCTTGTCTGCGACCGTCACAGACGCGCTGACGACGCCTGACTGCGTTTCGCCGTCTGCTGTGACGAACGTCGCCAGATAGCGATGCGCGCCATTGTCGACGTTCCCTGCGATCGGCGTCGATGCAAGCGCGACAGTCACAGCATCGGGCGGCAGTTCTTGATTCGACGCATCGACGCGACAGTGCGCCATGACTTCAGCGATCGTCAGCGGTTCTGTCGTCGGTTCTGAAAAGACGGTGATCATCAGCTTTTCCTTCCGCGTCTGAAGCCGCTTGTCGCGATTGCCTTGTTGTCGACGACAGCGCGCGGCGTGTCTGTCGCTGCATCGCTGTCAAGCTGCGTGACACGATGCACAGGGTTCAGCGGTCGCGCATGACCTGACGGCACGACAAGGCGCGCCAGATAGTCTGACAGTTCGACTTCTGTGCCAGCTTCGAAGTGATCAGTGAATCGACCGTCTTGCGAACCGAAGAAGTCTTTCAGGATTGCATGCGTCATGATGCGCCGCCGATTCCCTTGATGTAAGTCGTCGCCGCATCGATGTTCAGAAGCTTGCTGTTCAGCACTGCAAGCTGCGCTGTCGATAGATTCGGCAGTTCTGCGGTCGTCAGCGTCAGCGCTGCTGATGTCGTCATGCCTGACACTTGCGCGCCTTGCGCCAGAATCTTGCCTCCAGCCTCGACATTGACGATCGCGCCCGCCGCTGTTGATTCGCACGACGCCGCCATCGTCGACTTCAAGCGAATCGCCACTCATGCCGCTGTGCACTTTTTCCATGATCAAGTTCCTTTCGTTGATTGATGCTGCTTGGCGATCGGCGCAGAATGATCATAGTTCTTTTCGATTTCAGCGGCGGTCGGTAAAGTGTCGCGCGGCGTCATGTTCAGCTTCACGTCGCCATTCGCTTGCATGTTGAACTGCACGTCAAGTGTGTCGTAACCATACAAGCGCGCAGCGCGCGTGTGCATCGCGTCAAGCAGCGTCGTCGTCTTCGGTAAGTTGATCTTGATGCCGCGCGCATGCGCTTGACCTAGCCAGAACTCGACACATGCGCGACCCTTTTCTGCGTCGTGTGCGTTCGGGTATGTGTAGTCCATGCCGAAGCAACTGATCTTCGTCGCGCCAGTGTGGATCGCGAACGCGACGGCATAAGCGGCAGTGTTGTTGAAATAGTCGTGACCGAAATGATTCAGCACGTCTTCAAGCGGAAATTCTACCAGCGACGGATAGTCTGCATGCTTGCGCGACGTGACGACAGGCACAGGGCTGGTCTTGATCCAGCGCACCAGCGATGCGATGTTCGACGCTGGCGCAGCAGCAGCGCGAATTTCCTGAATGCGAATGTCGTCCATGTGAAAGATCAGATCGCAAGCGAACACGTCGCCAAGCGCATTGATCGCCCATGTTTCATCACAGAAGCGATGTCGCCCACCAAGTCGCTTCGTGATTTCAAGATACTGATCAAGCGACGGCCCTAGACCTAGAATCGCGATATGTCGTTCCTGTTGCGCGTCGTCAGCGATCGGCAGTTCGTCACGCTGACAGACAGCGACGATCGTGCGCCCTGCGACGTTCTGTTCGACTGCTGACTGATCGTCGTCTTGACCGAACCATTCTGTCGCGCACCAGCCACATTCGCGCAGCAGTTCAGCGAATTGGTGTTTCGTGTAGTGACGATGGTGAAAGCGCGTCACGACGCCGGGACTGATTTCATACGGCATCACGTCTTCATTCGGAACACTGGCAAGCAGCATCGGAGCCGCTTCGCGCAACGCAAGCAGCAGCGGTCGCGGGTCTTCCAAGTGTTCGATCGTTTCGAAGCAGACAGCGCAATCGACCAACGGCAACGCTTCTGGCGTGTTCGCGTTCTGCTTGCTGAATGTTGCGTGATCGTGACGATAATGTTCGCGCGCATAGTCAAGCGCTTCGTCGTCGATGTCGAACGCTTCGACAGAATGACCAAGCGACGCCATGATGTTCGTGCCGTAGCCGACACCACAAGCGAAATCGATCACGCGACTATTCAGCGGGATCATTTGCGCAGCCCATTCATATCGTTCGACATGATCTTTTCGAATGCCTTCTTTCGTCGGTGCGATCTGACGTTCGCCTTCTTTCATGATTCAATTCCTTCGCGGTGAATTGTGATGCGAAAAGGCGGCGGCGCGACATGGCGACGCGCCGCCGCAGTGCTGCCGCCGATTACGGGTTCGCAGTCGGTTCGTTGTAAGCGCTATGCAGCAGCGCGACGACGCCGATCGTGCCGACGCTTGTGACGCCAGTGCTGACGGTATTCGCCGAAACATATCGCTTCGTGCCGACGTAGCCGACGCGCTTGACGACTTCCTTGCCAGTGCCAGCGACGCGCGCACCCGCAGCCAGCCCTGCCAGCGCTTCAGTGCCAAGCAGGTTCGAATCAGCGACGCTTGTCATTGTGCCTGTGACATCGCCTTCTTTGACGACGACTGCGACGACTGTGCCTGTCGTCGTGACGCTGCCATAAGCGACGATGAATTCGACGCCGCCGAAGCCTTGGCGATCGACCACAAGACCTGTCTTCGTTGCGTTCGCACCGATCGCAGCGGGAATGACGACCGTCTTGGCGCGTGTGCAGTTGTGCATATCGTTCATGATTCTTTCCTTTCGTTTGTGAATCGTTCCGACGTTTGCGGAATGCAATGCGACGGTGTTGCGCCGACGCGATGATCTGCGTCGGCTTGCTGCTGTGCTTCTTACGACGTGGCGAACTTCATCAGCTTGATCGCTTCGAAGTTCACGATGCCGCCGCCGAAACGACGCCTGAAGTTGAACTTCGTCGTGCCCTTCGCTGTGATCGCGTCACGGATCAGCGTCGTGCCAGCCCGATCGACGATCGTATAACCGCGCTTCGGGTTCAGGTACGCAAGCGACAGCGACCCTGCGCCAAGCGCTGCGAAGTTGTCGTCGACTTCGACAGGCGACCCGAGGAAGCGACCACCGAACCCACCGAGGGGATCGGGATTCCACAGGTAATAACTGCCGCTGCCGTCTTTCATCTGACGCATGATGCCAAGCGTCGTGTCGGATGTCATCCAGACGGCGCCGGGACGATACTGCGCGCGCAGCGCATGCTGCAAGCTGACGATCTCGTCAGCGGGTGCAACAGACGCGAACGCAGCAGACTTGCCTGACGCGATATAGCCGATGCTACCCCACGCATAAGACGCGTTGGCGACCATGTTATAGGCCGCGATGCCGCGCGCTTTCGCCACGCCGTCGCCGGTGATGAACTCGGCACCAGCGCCCTCTGCGAACGCGATCGCTGCTTCGTTCGCCAGATCGGTTTCCAGATCGATGAAGGCGTCTTGCAGCGTTTCGTTATGCACCCAAGGCTCGACTTCAGCAGTGAATGCTTCGATCGCGATTTCGGCATAGGTGGGTTCGGTCGTTTCGCCGCCCGTTGCGCCGTTGCCGACGCGACGCATCGCCATGCCTGTCTTCTTCACAAGCTTGGTGTATTTCTGCGTTCCGATCGTGATCACGTTCGCCAGTCGATACATCGCGCTGATCGTCGGCACGACGCGATCGATAACCGAATCCATTTCGTCCAGCACAAGAACGCCGCCATCCGGATCGGAATAGGTGTTCATCGCCTTCAGATCGGTCGCGTCGCCGCTGCGCAAGAACTTGTCGAACGCTTTGCGATGCGCCGCCTTTTGCTCGGTATCAGCGTCGCCTGAAGCAGCGCCGGGGCGCGTCAGTGACTTCTGATATTCGACGACTTGCTTGCGCATGTCAGCCATGTCGTCGTTGATCTTGCCAAGCTTGACATCGAATTCGGCAGTCGAATGTCCTTTCTCCAGCGCAGCCAGCCGCGCTTCGTTCGTCTTCATGAATTCGCCCCATGCTTCGCCTTGCTTGCGAATCACTTCAGCAAGATCGCCAACCGTCGCGATTTCACCGAGGCAGAACAGCGACGCGCCAAGCAGCGCGTCATGCGGTGCGACTGCACCAAAAGCCGACAGCGCAGCGAACGCGATCAGCGCGATAGAAATTTGCAAAAGCTTTTTCATGATCTTTCCTTATGAAATTGTGGGAGGTTGCGGCATGCCAGACAGCGCTTGCCGTATTGCGGTTAAATCTTCGTCAGCATCCCGCTGCGCTTGGCACTTCAACAGCTTGGCGATGAACGCCTTTGCTTCGACACGCCCTAGCCCTACATCCCGCAGATAGCATTCAGCGTCGCGAATCGTAACGATCAGATCAAGCGATGCCTTCACGCCCTGAATGCGCGCGGCATCGTTCGCCGGGAATGTCACAGGCGACACTTCCCACAGATCGACTTTTTTCAGTGTGTTGATTCCTGTAGCGCGATCATGCGATTCCTCGCGCGGCACGAATCCGATTGACAGCCCGGTGATCGCGCGCATCTTCATCAGTTCATGCGCTTCAGCACCGCGAACTGTCTTCATGGCAAGCTGTCCGACGACGTGCAGCCCGATCGCGTCTTCTTTCATCGCCGTATAGACGCCGATCGGTTCTGCGCTGCGATGTTGCCACAGCATCGACGGCATGATGCCGGTGGATGCGGCTTTCGCAAGCGATTCCGTGAACGCGCCGGGTGCGACGATTTCGTCGAATGAGTCCAGCACGTTGAAGACTGATCCATAACCTTCGAAGACGCCAGCGTCGCTGATTGTCTTCAAGTGGAATGCGCAGTCGATCGATCTTGTGTTCATGGCGTTGCCCCTTGTGCGTTGTCATTCGTTGCCGGAACTGCACCGACGATGTTCGCCGGAATGCGCAGCTTGTCTGATGCTTCGTCTGCGTCAGGATTCAGATCAAGCTTCGCGCGCCCTTCGTTCGGCGTCATTAACCCGCCGTTGACGTAACCAAGCAGCGTGTCTTTCGTTTCCTTCATCGACCCGCGCAGCAGACCTTCTTCGACGAAGTTCGCATAAAGCCCGTTCGCGCGATCTTTGTCTGTCAGCAAGACTGCATTGATCGACTGTTCAATTCGTTCATACCACGGCGCAAGCGTGTGAACAACGTGCGCCAAAAACATCTGTTCCGACGACGCGTATGTCGTCGCCTTGTCTGAATATCCTACCATGATCGGCATGACGCGCATGAATCGACAGACTTCTTCGATCTGGAAGCGACGCGTTTCAAGCGTCTGCGCATCGACGCCTGTCATTTGCGTATTGAACCACTTCGCAGCGCGATCAAGAATCATCGGCTTGCCGACGTTCTGCGTTCCCGCGACGTGATCATCGATCCACTTCGCAAGCGCTTTGTATTGATCGTCCTTCAGTGTGCCTTCAACTGAATACACGCCAGACGGTCGAACGCCGTTCGTGTGCAAACGTGATACAGATTCTTCAGACGTGATCGACAACCCGATCGCTTCGCGCGCCAGCTTCATCGCTTCAAGACCTTGCCACGAATCCCACGACGCGCCCTTCAAGTGCCAGATCGCTTCAGCGGGGAAGCGCATGACTTGTCCATCGTCAGCGCGCACTTCATACGACAGCGCCAGCGTCTTCGCATCGCGCTTCGGCGTGACGCAGTTCGGCGAAAATGGTATCAGTTCAGCGACCTTGCCGCCGACGCGATTGATGAAGCTGTATGCGTTGCCGCACAGCGCGACATGCCATGCAACCATTTCGCGATATTCGAACGATGTCTGCCAGTTGTTCGGGCGATAGGCAAGAATCGAAAACAGTGGATGCTCCCGATCTGGCATTCGCGACTTCCCATCCTTCGATTCTTTCATCAGCTTCAGCGGCACTTGCGCGACGCCTTCGCCAATCACGCGACAGCATGCGAACACTGTCGCGACTTGAAGCGCTGTCTTGTGATTGATGTTCTTGCCTGAAATGGATATTGCGCCAGTGCGTCGCGCGATTTCTGCCAGCACGTCGAATGACGATGCCGACTTTCTTGCGAATGCGTTCGCCAGCAGTGCCATCGTTTATGCTCCCGCGATCTTGATGCCAGCAAGAATCGCCAGACAACCAGCGACGACGAAGCCAGCGGGTGGATAGGCAAGCCATGCGCCATAGGACAACGACGCTGCGCCGATGATCATCAGCGCGTCAGGCAGTATCGACAGCAGAAAAGATTTCATGCCGCCTGTTCCCAAAATGATTTTTCGTTCGAAGTGCTGTTGATCAATCCCGCCGCCATCACTGCGGCGACGATCAAGTCGATGCGCCCTGTCGCTGCTGACTTGTCAAGCTTACGGTTGCCAGCTTCGTCTGAATGCGTCACTGCGTTCCCTGCGCACCATGTCATGATCTTGTGTCCGTTATGAACAAGTTCGCCATTCAGCAACATCGCTTCGAACTTTTCAATCGCTGGCGACATGTCCTTGTAGCCTTGCCCGAATGGCTTCATTTCGGGAAGCGTGATGCCGTCGTCTGATGCCAACATCAACAAATCTTCGATGCGCCATCTGTCATAGCCCACAAATAGCATACCAAAGATTTCAGAAAGCTGCGACAATTTCTGCAAGACGATGCGCTTGCTGATCGCACGTCCCGGCGTCGTGTTCAGAAGTCCTTCCGCTTTCCACTGCACATAAGGCACCCGATCTGCTTTCGACTTTTCGTCAAGATCAGTGTCGGGAAGATACGGAAACGCCAGCATCTTCCACGGTTCGCCTTCTTCGATCGGCTCGACAATGACGACGATGCCTGTCAAGTCTGTCGTCGATGAAAGGTCAAGCGCTGCGATCGCATTTCTGCCGCGCAGCGAATCGATGTCATAGTCGCGTCGCGCTGCGTTCCAAAGTTCATGCGACAACCACGGCGCGACAGCATCAGTCCATTGGCAGAAGTTCAAGCGTCTGACGATCGCTTCTTTCGATGGCATGTTGCGCGCTGCCGTGACTTGTTCGCGAATGTATTTCAAGCCGGGAAGATCAGCTTCTTCAAGCGAAGGGTTCGCCTTGTACCAGCAGCGTTCATCAGCGAACGGATCGTCGCCTTTCTTCCCGCGCTTTTCTTCTTCTTCAGTCACAGCGTCGATCGAACAGACGAACGTGAACAGTGAATCGTCGATTTGTTCGCCTGAAGCGACAAGACATGCGACTTCGTGATATTCCCAACATACAGAAGTCTTGCTTGCGCCAGCGTTCGTGATCATGAAGATAAGCGCTTGCGATCGCGACTTCGTACCAGCGCGCATCATTTCGACGACGTTGTTAGTCTTGTGTTCGTGAATTTCGTCGATCAGCGCAATGTGTGGTCGCGATCCTGACTGCGCATCGTCGCTGCTGATTGGTCTGAAGAATGATCCTTCCTTCAGATAAGCGATATTCCAGCAGCGTTCGCCGATGCCTGACTTGTGCAGACGCTTTCGCAGTTGCGGCGAATGATCAACCATCGCGACAGCATCGCGAAAAAGAATCTGCGCTTGATCTTTCTTCGCTGCTGCGCTGTAAATTTCAGCGCGCGCTTCGTTGTCTGCTGTCAGCCCGAACATGCCGATGCCAGCAGCAAGCGGCGACTTCCCTGATCCTTTCGCTGTTTCGACGTATGCAACGCGAAAGCGTCGCGATTCGTCTTCGTTGATCCAGCCGAACAGACTGCCGACGACGAACGCTTGCCAGCGCAGAAGCTTGAACGGTGCGCCTTCATATTGCCCACCGTTCAGTCGAAGCACGTCTTCGAAAAATC